TGAGCAACTCGACTACTTTGGGAATATCGACACTCTAGCATTCTCGCTAGATGATGCGATATGGAATACCTGTTGCATCATTGACGTAAACCCTGCGTCTATCTCTGCTAGTGCATCTGTATCCGCAAGTGCTGTTCGTACTCAAACTGGTACGGCAAGCATAGATGGAACTGGAACATTAACAGCCCAAGCATTCCGCGAAAGACTCGCTAATGGTGCAATCACTGCATCTGCCAGCGTAACCGCAGCAGCAACTCGTATCACGTTTGCAAGTGGGGCCGTACAAGGCTCTGCAATCGTTTCTGCGGCTGGCACTAGGGTATTGGCATCATCTGGAAGCGTAAATGCAACAGCAAGCGTCACAGCGGCTGCAAACGCTATATACGCTGGAAACGGCTCTGTATCTGCATCTGGAAGCCTGACTGCTGCTTGTTTGCGTATCAGACTTGGTGATGCTGTAGTAACAAGTAGTGCAACTGTTGCATCTGACGCAATCCGTGTACGGACTGCACAAGGAGAGATAAATGCTCAAGCAAGTGTATCTGCGGTTGGTGGCATTGTTGCATCTGCTTCCGCCAGCATTAGTGCTGTCTGCACTGTGGCTGCTTTCGGTAATGCAATCTTCTCTGCTGTGGGTTCAGTGTCTGCTTTTTCGACTGTGGCTGCGGATGGCACAGTCCTTGGAGAAGCATGGGAATTAGTAACGGATTCCGTTAATACTTGGAGTCCTGTAACGGATAGTTCAGATGTGTGGACTGTGATATCAGCCGGTGATAACACTTGGACTGCTGTTACTGAAGGTCAGAATAATTGGTCAAACGTATCTGTTGGGAATGAGACATGGCAACGAGCGTAAATTTTGGTGAGTGGATTCCTGACCAACCCGGAGTAGCGGGTAACTTGACGGAGGCTAAAAATGTTTATCCCATTGCTACCGGATATGCGCCATTCCCTCTTGCTGTCGATTATTCGGCTGCTGCATCGGAAACACTTAACAATGTTGTTGCAGGAAAAAGCGGGGCGACTACACAAATATTTGCTGGTGGAGCGTCCAAACTATTCAAATTGGATGCAAGCGACCTAAGCCTTGATGACGTATCCAAGTCTGGTGGTTATGTCACTCCTACCGGAGACCGCTGGAACTTCACTCAGTTTGGCAAGGTGATGCTTGCTGCAAACAATGAAGAAAAGATTCAAGCGTGGACGATTGGCACTTCTACTGCATTTGCTGACGTAGCCGCTGCTGCACCTATTGCAAAGTATGTGACCGTTGTGCGTGACTTTGTTGTGTGTGCAAACATTGGCGCCGGAACAAATCCTAATCGTGTGCAATGGTCTGACATTAACGATGAAACGGATTGGACTTCTGGTGTAACTAGTCAGTCTGACTATCAAGACATTGCAGACGGTGGTGATATCAAAGGCATCACTGGTGGCGAGTTTGGTCTCGTTTTGACTGAACGAGCAATTATCCGCATGAGTTATGTCGGCTCACCATTTTTCTTCCAGTTCGACACGATTTCTCGTGGTTTGGGCTGTTTTGAACAAAATTCTGTTGCTCAGTATGGTGGTGTCACTTACTTCCTTTCTGACGATGGTTTTTATTCTTGTGACGGTCAAAATGTAGTCCCGATTGGCGCTGAAAAGGTAGACCGATTCTTTTTTGACGATGCAAACATCGGTGCAATCAGCGATATGTCTACTGCTGTAGACCCTGTTCGCGCATTGGTGATTTGGTGCTATCGAAACGCTGAAGGTGGTCAGTCAATCCTTGCTTACCAATGGCAAATCAAGCGATGGTCTTATGGCGAGACAACTGCTGACCGCATTGCATCTGCAATGACCACAGGCGTAACGCTAGAAGGGCTAGACGCTTACGGCACTGTGGACTCAATCACTACATCTTGGGATAACCGTATTTGGTCTGGTGGTGACCTTCTGCTTGCAGGTTCGGATGGCGCAAAGATTGTCACTTTCACAGGGTCTAACGCTACTGCATCTATCACTACTGCCGACATTAACGCTGGTGCTGTGACTATGCTTTCTATGGTTAGACCGATTGTTGACTCTGGTTCTGCAAACGTATCAGTGTCTTCAAGAAACATCCTGTCGGCCACTCTGACGTACAACAATGCTGTAGCTGCGAACAGTGATGGGCGTTCTCCGCAGAGGAGCGTAGGACGTTATCACCGTGTACGAGTTTCCCCTACTGGCAACTGGACTACCGCAGTAGGTATTGAGATTGACCTTGCTAATGCGGGTGTCCGATGATTTTTCGCACACTCCCCCCATTTGGTGCTGACCAGCGTGGTGTAGCGGAAGTTGTCCGTGGAATCATGGACGGCAAGACTAACAACACTGGTCTCATAACGCTTGCTACCGGAAACGCTACGACTACAACTCTGTACGACGAGCGCATCAGTAGTGATAGCAAAATCATCTTAGTGCCGTTCTCTGCCGCTGCTTTTGCAGATACATCACCATACGGAGCATTCCAAGACAGTACTGACCAGACTGCTGCTGCCATTGATGTTGCTTATGCAATAGCACTAGGCACTACAGATGAGAGCAATGGCGTTTATGTCTCCAATACGTCTCGCATTAACGTGCGTAACGCTGGAATCTATAACTGTGAATTTTCCATTCAAGTTCAAAACACGACAAACAGTTCTCAACACATAGATATCTGGTTTAGGAAGAATGGAACCGATATTGCTAGTTCTAATAGTCGTTTTGGTTTGCCGCCTAGAAAATCTAGTGGAGACCCTAGCCATCTATTTGCCGCAATGAACTTCTTTCTTGATTTGGCTGCAAACGATTATGTGCAACTGATGTTTTGTGTTTCTAACGTAGATGTATCACTTGAGCACTATGCAGCGGTAAATGCCTCTGCTGGTGTACATCCTGCGATTCCTGCTACGCCTTCAGCGATTGTCACAATGACCTATATCGCTCCGAACGCTACAAGCAATGTGTATGCGAGTTCTCAGACTCAGGGACAAGCGACAATTACGCATTGGGCTAACGATACCGCTGACAAGACTTACGGTTATGTCGTTATCGGTTAAGTATGTGCATCCAGCAGAACTCAAGGCTATTTGGGCTTGGGTCAGAGAGAAATTAAATGTAGTCACAAATAAATCCCCTGAGAATTGGATTCCAGAGGAGATTTATTGTCGATGTTTTAATCAGGACGCAATGCTTTGGGTTGGTTATCTATTTAACAAACCCGCGTGTATGTTTATACTAGAGCCGTTGGGTGACACCGTAGGAATCTCCGTTGCATGGTCGGAGTCTGAGCCGGTAGCCGATGAAGCCCTGAAACATATAGAAGGCATTGCCAAAAACGGTGGTGCTAAATATCTGGAATTCAGGACTTGGCGCAGAGGTTGGGAAAAGCGCGCACGGCAAATGGGCTTTAGACCTCGCGCATGGGTAAAGGAGATTTGAAATGAGTGACTTGTTTGGGCAACGTGAACGGGTACAAACCAATGTAACCCAACTCGACCCTACGCTACGCCCGTATGTGGGTTATGGTCTTGAGGAAGCCCGTAGGCTCTATCAAGGCTTTACGCCACAATACTTTCCCGGTCAAACCTATGTCTCCCCGACTCAGGCCAGTCAAGCCGCAATTCAAGCACAAATCAATCGTGCTACTCAAGGTAGTGCGCTGACTCCTGCGGCACAACAACAGCAACTTCAAACGATTCAAGGCCAGTATCTCGGTGGCAATCCCTTCTTCCAAGGTGCATTCCAACCGGCTGCTATGGCTGCTACTTCTCAGTTTAACCAAGCGATTCGGGACGTAGCTAGCAACGCTTCTCGCGCTGGTCGTTATGGTTCTGGTGCTATGGGTCAACTGCAAGACCGTGCCTCGATTCAACTGGCTAATGCTCTAAGTGGTACTGCTGGTCAACTGGCTTACCAGAACTACGCTACCGAACGCGCCGCACAGGAACGTGCTGCTGGTCTTGCTCCGACTCTTGCTGCCACTGATTACGGTGATATCGCACAACTTGCTGCTGCTGGTCAGGCTCAAGAGGCTTACCAAGGCCAAGCACTGCAAGACGCTATCAATCGCTTCAACTAC